ATAAAAATCGTATGTTCCGAAGTAAACCTGTACACGATTGGTCGTCTCATGCGTGTGATGCAATGAGATACTTAGCGGTTGGTTTACAAGAAATAAATACTAGACAAGCTGCACCGCAAAGTGTAGCAGATAATGAATACAGGATTATATAATTATGAGTTCAATTTTTTCACCAAAAATGCCATCATTGCCACCAGTGCAACCTTTACCAACTCCACCATCAACAGAATTATCACAAGAAGAAAAAGATAGAATAGCATCAGAGCAAAGAGCTATGGAGAGAAAAAGAAAAGGTAGAAAATCAACAATCTTAACTGGACCGCTAGGCGAAATGGATGAAGCGGAAACAGAAAAGAAAACTTTATTAGGAGCATAATGGGATCACCAGGAGCAATGCAAAGAAAATTTTTAAAACCTACATCAAATAAGAAGGGTGGTTTTAGATATTTTGAAGGAGATAAAGTTGCTGAATTAACAGACGCTAGACAAACTTTTGTTAGAAGAACAGGTGGAAAATTAAGAGATGTGAGAACAGCAGGTCTTTATAAAAGCATGACAGAAGAAGAAAAAAAAAGATACCAAAAATTAAATCCTGATGAATTTTCATTAGGTTTTAAATTAGGTAAAAAAAGTATTTTAGGAGAATAATATGGGAGGTAGTCCAGCAAGAGTAGTAACAAGAATTTTTAGTCCACCGAAACCCCCTGCACCGCCAACTCCCGCACCAACGACAGCAGAAGTTTCTCAGGCGACAGCAACTAGCATGGATGGATATGATGCAAGAAAAACAAAAGCAAAAGGTAGATCAATGACAATTATGACAGGACCTAGCGGAATAGAAGATCAAACAGTAACACTTGGTAGACCAAGTATATTAGGAAGATAATGGCAAGAACAGATTTAACAAAAGCATTACTATCACGATTTGAAAGATTGTCAGGTCAAAGACAAAACTGGGAAACGCATTGGCAAGAAGTTGCAGATTACATGATGCCAAGAAAATCAGATGTAACTAAAAAAAGATCACGTGGTGATAAAAGAATGGAACTTATTTTTGATAGTTCTCCTTTACAAGCCTTAGAATTATTAGCAGCATCATTACATGGAATGCTTACCAATCCTTCTACACCATGGTTTACATTAAGATTTAAAGATCAATCAATGGATGGTGAAGATGAAGCAAAGCTATGGTTAGAGTCAGCAACTGATTCAATGTATACAGCTTTCAATAGATCAAACTTTCAACAAGAAATATTTGAATTGTATCATGATTTAATTACTTTTGGTACAGCCGCAATGTTTATTGAAGAAGATGAAGAAGATTTTGTAAAATTTTCTACAAGACATATTGATGAAGTTTATATTGCGGAAAATGATAAAGGTAGAATTGATACCATCTATAGAAAATTTAAACTATCAGCACGAGGTTTAGTACAAAAGTTTGGTGAAGCAGTATCACAAGATGTTGTATCAATGGAAAAGAAAGATCCATACAAAGAAATAGAAATCTTACACGCAGTTTATCCAAGAACTGATTTTAATCCTACAAAAAAAGATACAAAGAATATGCCATTCGAATCAGTATACTTCGAATATAAAAATGGTAACGAACTATCAGTATCAGGATTTAAAGAGTTTCCGTTTGTTGTGCCAAGATATTTAAAAGCATCACATGAAATTTATGGAAGATCACCAGCAATGACAGCATTGCCTGATGTGAAGATGTTAAATGAAATGGCAAAGACAACAATCAAAGCTGCACAGAAACAAGTAGACCCACCTTTACTTGTGCCTGATGATGGTTTCTTATTACCTGTAAGAACTGTACCAGGTGGTTTAAATTTTTATAGGTCAGGTACAAGAGATAGGATCGAACCATTAAACATTGGTGCAAACAATCCTTTAGGTTTGAATATGGAACAGCAAAGAAGAGAAAGTATTAGAGCTGTATTTTATGTAAACCAACTTATGTTGCAACAAGGACCACAAATGACAGCAACAGAAGTTATACAAAGAAACGAAGAGAAGATGAGATTACTTGGTCCAGTATTAGGTAGATTACAATCTGAATTATTAAAACCTTTGATTGATAGAGTGTTTAATATTTTACTTAGAAACAATCAATTACCTCCAGCACCTGAGTTTTTATCAGGTCAAGATATAGAAATAGAATATGTATCACCATTAGCTAAAGCACAGAAATCCACAGAGTTACAATCAATCATGAGAGCTATTGAAATCATGGGAAGTTTAGCTAATGTAGCTCCTGTATTTGACTACGTTAATTTTGATAATCTTGTAAAACACTTAGCCGATATAGTTGGTGTGCCACAAAAGATTTTAAAATCACAAGGTCAAGTTAATGCAGAACGACAACAACAACAAGCACAACAACAGGAGCAAATGCAAATGCAACAATTACAACAAGTAGCGAAAGCAGGAGGACAAATAGCACCACTAGCTAAAGCCTTACCTGAAGAAGCAAAAGCTGTTGCAAATGCTGAAACAGAATAATGGGTGAAGCCAAAGAGAAACAAAAAAATTTTGAAAAGTACGTTCAAGATTTAAAAAAAAATTATCAATACATATTCAATACAGACGAAGGCAAAACAGTCATGTCTGATTTAGAAAAGAGATGCCACTTCTTTACGACTACCAATATTAAAGGTGATAGTCATGAGAGTGCATATATGGAAGGACAACGTAGCATCCTTCTGTTTTTAAAAGCAATGCTACAAAACGATAACGAAAAAGGTAAATAACAATGTCAAACGAACAGATAACACAGGAAACTGTGCCTGTAGAAAAGACACAACCATCTACAGAAACAGTTAAACCTATAACACAAGAAACAAAACAAGAAGCAACAACATCTACAACTCAATCAACATGGAAAGATTCTATTAGTGAGGAGTATAGAAAAGACCCAAACATAGAAAAGTTTACAGAGATTGATGCGTTAGCTAAAAGTTATATCAATGCTACAAAAATGATTGGTCAAGATAAAGTTGCTGTACCTACAAATAATTCTACAGAAGAAGCGTGGAATGAAGTTTATGATAAACTAGGTAGACCTGAATCTGCTGAAAAATATTCTTTAGATGCAAAATCTAAAATTGTTTCTTTAGATGATAATGCTGTAAAACAATTTGCAGAAACATCTCACAAACTTGGTTTAAATAATAAACAAGCTCAAGGTCTTTTAGAGTTTTATAAAACTAATATGGAAGGCACAGCTCAACAAGCTAAGATTGATACAGAAACTGCACAAGCTCAAGCTGAACAACAACTTAGATCAGAGTGGGGTAGAGAGTTTGATACTAAAGTTAAACAAGCGGGTTCATTAGCTAAAGCTAATATTAAACCTGAGGTGCTTGATATGACTTTATCAAATGGAACTAGACTTGGAGATCATCCTGAAATTATAAAAGGATTTGCAAAGATTGCAGGTATGATGGCAGAAGATAAAATTGTTTCAACGGAAAGCGAAAGTGTACAATCAAATCAAAACATACAAGATGAAATTGATTCTATTGTGAATGATAAAGCTAGTCCTTATTGGAATAAAGGTCATCCTAATCATGACAAGCAAGTACAACAAGTCTATACATTAAGGGAAATGTTAAGTGACAAGTGATAATCATTTAAACAAACAAGAAATTAAATTAGAAGTTCTCCGTATTATTAAGGAAAATGGTACGGAGAATCAAAAAAGAAATCCCTTGCCAATCGCTGATGAATATTATAAATGGATAATTAGCGGGACAATTCGAAAGAACCCTACTGACAAGAAGGAATAGACTCTAGTCTAACAGACTTTAAATGCAAGAGATGCCTACCTTTTGGTGGAGAACCTTTCTGATTATTTAACGTTAACAACAATAATAATGGAGAGACAATTATGTCATCACAAATAACTACAGCTTTTGTACAGCAGTATTCTGCAAACGTACAAATGCTATCTCAACAAATGGGATCGTTATTAAGAGACAAAGTCAGATTAGAAAGCGTTGTTGGAAAAAATGCTTTCTTCGATCAAGTTGGCTCAGTAACTGCTGTTGAAAAAACTAGCAGACATTCAGACACTCCACAAATAGATACGCCTCACGCTAGACGTAGAGTATCTCTTGCGGATTATGAATTCGCTGATCTAATAGATCAACAAGACAAAGTAAGACTCTTAATAGACCCGACATCTTCTTACGCTCAAGCTGCTGCTATGGCAATGGGTAGAGCTATGGACGATGTAGTAATCAGTGCCGCTTTAGGAACTGCTTTTACTGGCGAAACAGGATCAACATCAACTGCTTTACCTTCAAC